TGGTGGAATCGTTGAGTGTCTCCAGCACATTGACGGCGGTTGTCAGCAGGGTTTGGTTGCGGGCGGGACCACGGCCTTTTTCTGTAAAAACGCGGATAACAACTGCGCCCCGCGCATTATCAACGCTAGACGTAAGCGTGGGTTCGTTGGTAATGCCGAAAGTAACATTGACGCGAACGTACTCAGTGGTGGTGTTAGGTGGGACTGCTGTTATGTTGTCAAAATAGACAGGTACTGCCGGGCTTAGTCCGCTAAAAGCCGACAACAGCGGATTTTCAACAGCGGCGCGGATTGCTTGGTAGTTCATCAGCTAAAACCTGTACCGGGGGCGTTGCCGCCGCGTGGACCTTGGCGGAATCCCAGTCTTACGCCGTTACCTAAGTTTCGCTGCATGGCGCCACCGCCTGTGTATGTCACGTACCAGTCCAAAGGAGCTGTACTGACGGCAAAACCAGCCTCGCTGGAGACTTGTCCTCGCTTTGGGCCTGTACGGCTACCGATGGCTACCGGGTCTTTGACTGGATCGAGAATATCCCCGTCATCATCGTATTGAGTACGAAAGATACCTTCCTCAAGATCAAGTGCCTGTGCTGCGTAACTTGCGCCGTTTACGATTTCGTAATACGTGCCTGACTTAAATCGTGCTTGGGGAACATTACGAAGATCGTATTTGTACACATGCCCACCTGCAGAACGCGGTCCTCCGGCTTGTTGCCCCGGTTCTACTGCGTACCAAGCAGACGAAAATTGACCTGAGTACGCAGGTCCAGCTTCGGCAAGACCATTCATAATCTCAACGGCTGCTGTACGAGCTGATTTACTAACCAGTTCTTTTACATCGTTTAGTAAATGTTTGAAATCGCGTGCCATTATTGGGGCCTCACGATGAGGGTGTGCATAACGGGATTGTCGCCGCGATAGCTGGTAATTGCGATAATTTTGGCTTCGCGGGTAACGCCGGCTTGCGTGTACTGGATGCGGTCGGCTTCGGTTGGGTAATACGTTCCAAGCTCGCTGCTGCCAATGGTGACTTTGAGGTCGGTGGTCTGATACAAACCTTCGGATTCGCGTGGGTTGAGGCGCAAGATGACGCCCTTGATAGCAACTGTTTCGTCGCTGCCGTAAACGGTCCCTGTAGTTGGGTCGTAGGTACGGGGTGTGTACGTTTTGATGTACGTGATGTCTTGGCCCCAGTCCGCAAGGATTGAGGTGGGCAGTGGGGCGAATGTAGTGTCGATTAGGCCCATATCAGCCTCGGAATAGGCGGACGGCGTAGTTGGTCGCGCCCCCCATGCAATAGGGGCCGAGGTAGGTCTGCAGCCAGGGGTAGAGGTCGAAAACGTTGTTGACCATGCCCGGAGTCATGGAGCTGTCTTTGTACTTGACCTTCAGTTCGCCTAGCTCCACTTGGTCGTAGAGGCCGGTGGTGCCAGTGCTGCCGGTGATGGCGTCGGTGTCGTTGGCGAAGGCGCGTGCCAGTTCGTAGGTGGCGACTTTGATGGGCTCGGGGATCAGCGTGCAAGCCAGCGCGATGCCGTCAACCTTGTAGTCCTCGCGGGGCCACTTGAGTGCTTGGGTCTCGGTGCAGCGGTTGCCGTAGAAGCTCAGGGCGTCAATCCAGCGGGTAGCGGAGATGATGGCGCGGTTTTTGGCGTCGTCAGCTTTGTCTGCCCAGGTGCTCGAATCCGGCACCGTCTCAAAATACGTGTTGGCTTCGGCCAGCGTGACGTAGCTGTTGGCCGACGCGCCCTTCAAAGTGGCATCAATAGTCGCGGCCACGGTTAATACATCCTTTGTTTGAGTCTAGCGCCAGTCCTGTAATTCCTTGATTTGGGTGGGGAGCTAAGTAAAGCTGCATGGTACACATCTGCACCAGCTAGCTCCAGTTCGGCTTGCTTTTCGGTGTGCTCGCCGTATGGAATGTCGAGAAAGAAGCGCCGGTTATTGTGTAGTACGAACAATCGGACCAGTTTCATGTCGCCGCGTCGTGCCTCTGCAGAAACCAGCGTAGATGCGCTGGACGTTCAGCCCGCTGAAACCACCAAGCAAAATCCGACTAAACCGCGTAAGTGGGCGGACGTAGCAAAAGAAATTCAGGCGCTGCGTGAGAAAGGCGCCAATGTGCCAGAGATTTGTGAAAAGCTCAGTGTTTCGTATGTGCTGGTGAACCAGCTCATCCTGCAGTCGTACAAGATGGCGATTGATTCGGAGGCCGTGTTTCAGCGGCAGGAGGAAATTAGGCTTCAAGCTGAAGCCTGATAAAAGAAAAGGCCCCCGAGTTGGGGGCCTTCTTGTTGTACGGCTGAAAGATCAGGCGTAAGCGCTGGTGTCCAGCGGAGTGTTGCACAGCAGGCGCACGATGGGCACTTGCTTGGTGGTGCTGTACACGAGGTTCCAGCTGCCGGTGGCGGCCAGGTTGCCCGAGGTGGCGGCGTTGGTGGGGTTGTCGCCAGCGGCGGCCCACTTGGTGCCAGTGATGTGGTAACCGTAGTGGTAATCCACAGCCACAACGTCCTGCATGGACAAGATGTTGCGGTCGGCGGCGAGGCGGAGATCCTGTTGGATACCCTCGGAAACCACGCCCGACTTGAACATGTACACGGGATACTTCACCGCGTGGGTGGCAGTACCGCCGGTCAGATAAGTCAGCTGGTCGTCGATCACCACGCGCAGACCGGCGAAAGTTGCGACTTCGGGTTGGGTCACGCCCACACCGCCGCCGCCCCAGACGATTGCACCGGAGGCAGCCAAAGCAGAGGTGCTAAAGGTCAGCATCCCGACTTGCTGCAGGTAGAACGCCACGTTGGAGTGCATGGCGATGCTGTCCAGCTCGTCACCGCGCTCACCAAGCTTGGCCTTGGCCTTCACAATGTTGGCCACGTTCAGGAAGTTGGCCTCGGTCATCGAACCGGGGACACCAGCGAACGAAGCGTCCAGTTGGTTGGGGCCAAGCACGCCGGCGCCGGAGATACCACCAAACAGACCCAGCAGTTGGGACTTCAGGGTGGAGGTCTTCAGCTTGTTGATCGCGGCAGTCAGCTGATTGCGGACGTGTGCCAGCGGATCAGCGCCGGAGCCGAGCTTGCTCAGGTCGTCTGCGGCGTAGGCAAAGCCACGGTGCAGGATTGTCATGATCTGCTCGTCGGCGGTCGACTTCTGGGGAGTCAGATAGCCAGCGCCAGAGGTGCCCCAGGCAGCCGAGGAGAGGATTTGCTCTTCGGTGGGGTTGATGGGGTCGAAGAAAGGCACGCGCACGCGGGTGCCGCCGGAACGGGCGTCAAGAGCAGCGTTGCGCTGCACAATGCCGCTCTGAACCCACTTCGATTGCTCGAAAATGCCCTCGCTCGTATAAGCGAGGAATTCGGGACGCGAGACAAGATCCGACAGGAATGTTCCGCCGGAATAGTTTTCGGAAATGGCAGCCATTGTGGGCTCCTAGTTGGGTTTGCGGGAGTGCCCCACAGGGGCTTATTGGCCGGCCTCTGCACGAAGCAACCTAGCTTTGTCGGGATCCTTACTGAGAAGAATCATCTGCTGGGTTACGTTCCAGCTGTCCTTAAGCCAGGGGTTGGTTTGGCCGGGAAGGGCGGTGGCGCGGGCACTACCCGTGACACCCATTCCAGCGCGGTTAGTTGCTGCGAAATGATGCTCGTAACCGCTGCCGGGGTTTTTTAAGTTGGCGATATACTCGCCAACCGGAACTTCGACGCCGCCGACAACAGCCACAGGCTGTCCTTCTTTGGCACGTAAGTTCTCCTGCAATAGACGATACAGCTGATCGGGCGCTAGTGCACCAGCCTGTGAAAGTTGGGCAATAGCGGCAGATTTGACCTGTTCTTGAGTAAAACCTTGGCGGATTTGATCGACCTCGGCTTCTTTTGTCGCTAGCTGTTGCTTGAGTTCAGCAACAGTATTCTGCGCTTCTTCCCAGAGAGTTTTGTACTCGCCGGATTCGGCCAGCTTTGCGGTTTTGGCTTGCTCTTGAGCAACGCGAATTTCTTCTAGCTGCTTTTGGAGGTTTTCGCGGTTTTCGCGGTCTTTACGACGCTCAGCAATCAGCTCTTGGTTTTTTGCGCGTAGCGCGTCAAGTTGGGCGGCCAGATCGGAGCTTTCAGCCACAGGCTGAGGCGCACCAGTCTCCACAGGAGTAACTGGGGCTTGCTGTTCTTCAGGCACAGTCGTGTACTACTTGGACAGTAATACGTTAGCAGTTAAGAATTCGGTGTAGCTGTTTCCTCTTGCTGCATGGAAGGTTCTGGAGTTTCTACGGCAATTTGCTCTAGTGCTGCCAGCTCCTCTTCGACGTCTACGGTGTCGGGCAGGATCTCGCCGCGTCGCAGGATTTCCAGCAGCATGGCGTCGCTGATCTTGCCCATCTGGTTGAGTTGGGCCAGTACAGAAACGTCTTGGCCGATTAGGCGGTAATAGTCGAAGTCGCGGTCAATGTGGATTTCGGGGGGTTCTACGCCCACGTACTGCGCTGCGAAGCCGAAGGCTTGGTTGAGGGCGCTTTCCAGTTCTTGGCTGATAATTGCCAGCACACTGTTGGATTGGGCTTGGTCGATGCGTTTGGCCTCGGCAGATTCAGCCACAAACTTTTGGCCGAACAGCTTGGTGACGCCCAGCGTTGACATCTGGCCCTCCAGTGACTGGAGTTCGTTCATCTGGGCGTCAAAGCTGGTGGCGTCGGCCTGCACGTAATACGCCTTGTTGCCCGGTTGCATGGCGATGGCGTAGTT